ATTCGGAGAGTTTCAAATGTCCCGTGGAAAAAAATTACAAGAAATGGAAGTAGACGTTAAGGAATCCAACGCCGTTACTGCTGGTGCAAACTCTGGTGACAAGGCATTGCCAAAGGCAGCGTCTAACGCAGCAGGAGTTTCAACACCTGGCAATGATGGTACTTGGGAAGACTTAGGCGGTCCCACTCCAGAAAATTATAAGTCCGATGATGATTCGGCAAAATTAAAAGTTCCTGGTGCTACACTTAAGCAAGTTAAGGATGTAGTTAACAAAGGTGCAAAACCTGGTGACCAAACCGCAGGGACACTTAAAAAGGAAGAGTCCGAAGCTGAAGGTAATGTTGTTGCTGAAGAAGAAGTTTCTACTGATGAAGTAGTAGCAGAATCTGAAGTAACAGAAAATGAAGTTGTTTCTGAAGAAGAAACTACTGAAGAAGAAGTAGTTGCAGAAGCATCTGAAGAAAGTGCTCCTGAATATAACGTTGAAGAAGACGTTGAAGCACTTCTACAAGGCGAAGAACTCAGTGAAGAGTTCCAAGCAAAAGCAAAAACCATCTTTGAAGCAGCAATTAATTCTAAAGTTGCTACAATCAAAGAAGAGTTAGAAGCAGAAAATGCCAAGAAGCTTGAAGAAGAAACTGAAGCACTCAGAGGAGAAATCACTGAGCGTACAGATTCATATCTTGAGTATGTTTCTAGCGAATGGTTAGAAGAAAACAAACTCGCAGTTGATCAAGGACTTAAGGCAGAATTGTCTGAATCCTTTATGACTGGCATGAAGAGTCTTTTTGAAGAACATTATGTACAAATCCCTGAAGAGAAATATGATGTCCTTGAGAGCATGGTAAATAAACTTGATGAAATGGAAGGAAAACTCAACGAGCAAATCGATAAGAATGTTGCTCTAAATAAGAGATTATCAGAATCTAAATCCGATGGAATTTTAAGTGAAGTATCTGAAGGTCTTGCAATCACTCAAAAAGAAAAGCTTGCTTCTCTTGCTGAAAGTGTTGAGTTTGTAAGTGAAACTGATTACCGTGAGAAACTAGTAACATTGAGAGAATCTTATTTCCCATCAATTGCACCTAGTACTCAAAGAGACACCTCTGAACACATTTCGGAAGGTGCTGAACCTGCAATCCAGGAACATACTGGAAGCATGGCAAATTACCTAACGACACTTCAGAGAGTGGCTAAAAAGTAATTTCTTATTATAGAAAATAAACCCTAACACTTTTATTAGAGGAAAATCAAATGCAAATGTTCAACGCTGAACAACTGCAGGAGAAGTGGAAACCCCTTCTTGATGCTGAAAGTGCTCCTGAAATTAAGGATCAGCACCGCAGAATGGTAACCGCAGTTCTCCTGGAGAACCAAGAAAAGTTCATGAATGAGGAAAAGTCATTCTTGTACGAAGCAGGTCCAACCAACGCAGGTAATGCTGCTGGTGCATCTGGTGGATTTGGTGGTACTGCCCCAACCGCTAGTGGAACACCAACAGGTGGTTTCGACCCTGTTCTAATCAGCCTAATTCGTCGTTCTATGCCAAACTTGGTCGCTTATGACCTAGCTGGTGTTCAACCAATGAACGGCCCAACAGGACTGATCTTCGCAATGCGTTCTCGCTACGAGAATCAGACAGGAACAGAGACATTCTACGATGAAGTAGATACAGCATTCTCTGCACAGAATGATGGTAACGATCTTACCCAAGGTCTTTATACTGGTCAAGCATCTGAAGGTGCTGCAGTTGGTTTTGGTAGTACTTCACCTGGTGCTAACCAAGGATCTAACCCAGGACTACTTAATGATTCTGGTGTAGGACAAGATTCATATGCAACTGGTCAAGGTATGCATACTGGTGACGCTGAAGCACTTGGTGGTGCTACTGGCGATCATTTCAACCAGATGGCATTCAGCATCGAGAAAGTTACTGTGACTGCGAAGTCCAGAGCACTCAAAGCTGAGTACAGTTTGGAACTTGCTCAAGACCTTAAGGCAATCCACGGATTGAATGCTGAAGCTGAGTTAGCAAATATTCTCTCAACAGAGATACTTGCTGAAATCAACAGAGAAGTTATTCGTACAATCTATAAGGCTGCTGTTTCAGGTGCTGCTGCAAATACTGCAACTTCAGGTATATTTGACCTTGACGTTGACAGTAATGGTAGATGGTCAGTTGAGAAGTTCAAAGGACTACTCTTCCAGATCGAAAGAGATGCCAACGCTATCGCACAGCAAACTCGTAGAGGAAAGGGTAACATGATCCTTTGTTCTGCAGACGTTGCTTCTGCTCTAACAATGGCTGGTGTACTTGATTACACACCTGCTCTTAATGCTAACCTTAATGTTGATGATACTGGTAATACATTTGCTGGTGTACTTCAAGGTAAGTATAGAGTATACATCGACCCTTATTCTGCAAACGCAGCTGCCAAGCAGTACTATGTTGCTGGTTATAAAGGTTCTTCACCTTATGATGCAGGTCTGTTCTATTGCCCATACGTTCCTCTACAGATGGTTCGTGCAGTTGGCGAGAACACCTTCCAGCCAAAAATCGGCTTTAAGACTCGCTACGGAATCGTTGCGAACCCATTTGCCGAAGGAAGCACTGTTGGTGCTGGTCGTCTTAAGACTAACTCCAACGTATACTACAGACGTG